TAGATTTAGGTAATGGAACAAAATACAATCCAGCGGAAGCATTGAATATGTATTTCCAAACGGGTAGTATTGTAGGTAGATCTTTAACACAAGACGGAGAATTAAACAGAGGCAAAGTACCTATCCAGGAATTAACAACATCAAGTGGTCAAGGTAAAATACAAAGTTTAATACAAACTTATCAGTATTACTTGCAAATGATTAGGGATGTTACCGGTCTTAATGAAGCTGTTGATGGTAGTAAGCCAGATTCAAATGCTTTAGTGGGACTACAAAAAATAGCAGCCAATGCTTCTAATGTAGCTACGCGTCATATAAATGATGCTAGTATATATTTAACCACTAGAATTTGCGAAAATATATCGTTAAGAATATCTGATTGTTTAAATAGCCCTTTGGCTGCTAATTCATTAAAGCAAAGTATATCTACTTATAACGTAGAAGTTTTAAGAGAAATAGAAAATTTAAATTTACACGACTTTGGTATTTTTCTAGAGGTTGAACCAGACGAAGAACAAAAACAACAATTAGAGCAAAACATACAAGTTTCTTTGCAGAATGGTGGGATTGATTTAGAAGACGCTATTGATATAAGACAAGTAAAAAATCTTAAATTAGCAAATCAATTATTAAAACTAAAAAGAAAAAGGAAACAAGATCAAGTGCAGCAACAGCAATTAGCAAATATACAAGCACAGGCGGATGCTAATTCACAGAATGCAGAAAAAGCGGCAATGTTTGAGGTTCAAAAACAAGAAGCTTTAGCTCAAACCCAAATACAAATAGAGCAAGCTAAATCTCAATTTGAAATGCAAAGACTACAAACTGAGGGGCAGATTAAAAAACAATTAATGGCGGAACAGTTTAATTATGATATGCAATTATCACAATTAAAAGTTCAAGCGGAAACAACTAAGTTCAATCAACTAGAAGATAGAAAAGATGAAAGAACAAAAATACAAGCAACACAACAGTCTGAATTAATAGATCAACGTAAGAATGATTCTTTGCCAAAAGACTTTCAAAATAACGCTGAAAATTTAATGGCTGATTTAGGAGGTATGTTGCAAATGGAATAAGTTTATTAACCAATTTTATATTATCATATTATGTCACAAGAAATACAACAAGAAGGGGAATTTAAAGTAAAAGCAAAAAAACCCGCAGTAAGAAAATTAAACAAAGTAGATGAACCTATTAAGGTTAATTTAACACAAAAGCAAGAGGAACCAATAAAAGTAGTAATCCCTAAAGAAGAAACAAATGCCATTCAAGAGCAAACAACAGATGAAAGCTTGTTACGCGATAAACAGTCCGAAGTGGGATTGCAAGAAGTGGGCGAAGGAAACCAAGGGCCCGCTGAAAATGTTATTGAAGAAATCCTTGAAGAAGAAATAAAAAATGAGATTGCAGACACTAAAGAAGAGTTGCAATTTCATATTCAAGAACAAGCAAATAATAATACACAGTTACCTGATAACATAGAAAAGTTAGTTTCATTTATGCAAGAAACTGGCGGAACTATTGAAGATTATGTTAGGTTAAATGCAGATTATTCAAGTGTAAATAATGTTGCTTTATTAAAAGAATATTATAAAAACACAAAGTCACATTTAGATGCAGAAGAAATTGAATTTTTATTAGAGGACAAATTTTTCTTTGATGAGGACATTGACGATGAAAGAGAAATCAAATTAAAAAAATTAGCATTTAAGGATGAGATTTCTAAAGCAAAAAAATTTTTAGAAGAAACAAAACAAAAATATTATGCAGAGATAAAGGCAAGGCCCGGAGTCAATGCGGAACAACAAAAAGCTGTTGATTTTTTTAACAGATATAATAGCGAGCAAAACAAAGTGGCTCAACAACAAGATGCGTTTAAAAAACAAACGTCTAGTCTTTTCAACAATGAATTCAAAGGTTTTGAATATAACTTAGGTGAAAAAAGATTTAGATATAATGTTCAAAATCCAAGTCAAGTTGCCGAAACCCAATCAAATATACAATCCTTCATCGGAAAGTTTCTGGATAAAGAAGGTAATGTATCAGATGTGCCGGGTTATCATAAGGCTTTGTACTCAGCAATGAATGCTGACAAAATGGCTGCTCATTTTTATGAACAAGGAAAAGCTGACGCTGTTAAACAAGTGGTTAGTAATTCCAAAAATCCAAGTATGGACGCCCCTAGAACAACTAGCGAGCCATTCATTAATGGATTTAAAGTTAAATCTATAAGTGGTCAGGATTCCTCTAAATTGAGGATTCAAACAAAAAAATTTTAACAATTAAAAATTAAACGATTATGTCAAACATGATTAACTCGGTTACTGGAACCAATTTTGGTTCTATTAAACCGTCACAAAAACAACAAGCGTTGGAGACAAATTACTTAAACTTCACAGATGGAAGTGGTAAAGATTTCTCTCAACAATATTTACCAGAAATTTACGAGCAAGAAATTGAGCGTTATGGTAATAGAACTTTATCTGGCTTCTTACGTATGGTAGGAGCTGAAATGCCGATGTCTTCCGATCAAGTTGTTTGGTCTGAACAAAACAGATTGCATATTGCATATAATAGCGTAACTGCTGCTACTGCAACTACTTTAACATTTGCTGTTGGTAATACAGGTATTAACTTTGTTCAAAATGTTATTTCTGCAGGTCAAACTTTAGTGGTTATGAATCCTACTACTGGTGCTGAACTTAAGGTACTTGTTGGTGCTTCTACTACATCAGGCGGTACAGCTACTGTTACGGTTTATCCTTATACACAAGCTAGTTTGTTTTCTGGAGCAGTAGTATGGAGTGCTTCTAATACAAACCTTAAAATATTTGTTTATGGATCTGAATTTGTAAAAGGAACTACCGATGCATCTATTCAGGCCGTAACCCCTTCTTTTACTCAATATAGTAATTCACCAATCATTATTAAAGAAAGATTCCAAATATCCGGATCTGATACAGCCCAAATTGGGTGGGTTGAAATTGCTACAGAAGATGGAGCAAGTGGATACTTATGGTATTTGAAAGCAGAATCTGAAACAAGATTACGTTTTGAAGATTACTTAGAAATGTCAGTTATTGAAGGTGAATTATCAGCTGCTAGTTCAGGTGTATCAACTTTAACGCCTGCTACCGGGGTAACTTACAAAGGTACCGAAGGTCTTTTTGCAGCAGTAAAGAGTAGAGGTAATATTGTAAATAATTTTACAGCAGCTAGTGGGCTTAGTGATTTTGATTCAATCTTAAAAGGATTGGATACTCAAGGAGCTATTGAAGAAAACATGTTATTCTTAAACCGCGCTACTTCTCTTGACTTTGATGATATGCTTGCTTCTTTATCTGCTGGCGCAGCAGGTGGTGTAGCTTATGGTTTATTTGAAAACTCAGAGCAAATGGCATTGAATTTAGGATTCTCTGGTTTCCGCCGGGGATCTTACGATTTCTACAAAACTGACTGGAAATACTTAAATGATGCATCTACTCGTGGTGGTATGGCTAATACATCTATTGATGGATTACTTGTTCCCGCTGGTACATCAACTGTATATGATCAACAATTAGGTACTAATATCCGTAGACCATTCTTACACGTTCGTTATAGAGCTAATGAAGCTGACGATAGAAGAATGAAATCTTGGATTACTGGATCTGTTGGTGGAGCTTATACATCTAATCTTGACGCAATGGAAGTACACTTCTTGTCTGAAAGATGTTTAGTTACTCAAGCGGCTAACAATTTCGTATTGTTTACTGCATCAGTGTAAAAATATGGTGATATTACCCTCGTTGAATTTACGGGGGTAATTATTACCTTTTAAAAATTTATTAAATTATATTATATTATGGCAACAAAACAAACAACAAAAAAAGAATTAGAATCAAATGAATTTGATGCGGATACAATTACTATGGAAGAAACAATTGTGCCAAAAGAACCAAAACCAAAAATGGTAAAAGATACTTGGGTGATTAAAGATAGAACTTATACTATATCTGGTAATCATTCTCCTTTAACTTACACTTTACAAAGCAGGCACTCATTGAGGTATCCTTTATTATGGTTTAATAAAGAAACAGGCGAGCAAGAAGAATTAAGATATGCAACTAATCAAAACTCTCCATTAGTATCACAACAAAAGGGGCAATCAACATTAGGGCATATCATATTTGAAAATGGTATATTAAATGTACCTAAAGAAAAACAAAACCTACAAAAATTATTATCAGTCTATCATCCGTCAGTAAATATTAAATATTCTGAGTTTGATCCGACATTAGAAGCTGAGGATGAATTAGAAGATATTGAACTAGAAGTAATGGCATTAAATGCTGCTTTAGAGATGGATATTGATCAAGCGGAATCTATTGTTAGAGTTGAGGTTGGATCTAGAGTTAATAAAATGAGTTCTAAAGAAATAAGAAGAGACTTGTTATTATTAGCAAGAAACAATCCATCTTTATTTATAGAACTAGCAAATGATGACAACGTACAGCTTAGGAACCTAGCTATTAGAGCGGTTGAAGCAAACGTTATAAGTTTATCTCCCGATAATAG